ACATAGAGCATTATTGCCCATAACTGTCACAGATATAATGGAGAAGTACTTCAACAAAATGTATTGTGAAGTAACTAGGATATTAAAAAGTGACCTAACAACTCTCTATAAAGGAGTAACGAATGAGTATCGTAAAAGAAGAACCAACGCTTACGGTGAACTTGCCGAACAAGATAGTGGAGAAAATCAACTTTCTATTGACTCGTTTTAAAAATACCGAGTGGTCGGGACCTGCTTGGTATCAAGTCATAAAACGTGAAAAGAACGGTTTCCCATCTAAAGTTTCATTAGCACATTTTGTTGCTATGGACTTAGGTGATGGAACTGCTACAGAAGTAGATGGTGAGAAATTAGGCAAGATATTGCCCCAGATATACAAGATGAATGCACATTTAAAGGACGCATATCTTGGGTTAATACATTCACACCATACAATGGGAGCATTTTTCAGTGGAACTGATGAATCAACAGCTCTTGACCAAGCACCACCAGAAGGACTCTTTTTCACGACAGTAGTAGCGTCAGCAAAAGACCCTTTCTGTACAGGTGTTAGTTACAGAGACCATTTTGGGTTTCCTAATTTTATAGAAGGTGACGTAGAGTCAGATTATAAAATGGATGTACCTAAAGAGTGGGTCGCTGAAGCAAAGAAGATAGAAAAAGCACAAAAGGTGGTTAAAACTAACTATGTTAGAGGGAATGGTCAACTTCATTTGATTCCCAATCAATCTCCCGGTTATGTACACGGTGGATATTACAATGGTTACTATGACGACACACCTGATTTGCCAAAAAAGCAGGACGACCAGAACGTAGCGATAGCACTCCCTTCGAAGATAACAATGAGTGCTGGGACGAAAGTTTGACAGCACAACTGGTCAATGCTGAAGCTATCTTCGAAGAGCTAGAGGAAGAAGTAATCACTGAACACGAGTTCATTGATAAAATTCGTAGTAATTGCCCAGACGTAGACCCGCATCTTTACGCATCAGGCTATTACGGATAACTATCACACCATAGGTATTATAATTAAGTATGCAAGAAACAAGCACATACACCAACCCTGTATGGACTCTGAATCTGGGAGGAAGCGGAGTCGTGGCAAGTGAAAGTCTTGTCTTGATTGTAATACTGGTGTGAGAAAAGTTGGTGGTTTCAGATTATATGCCTGACCACTGACCCGATCGAGACTATAATGGGGACATCTTGTTAAAAAGAGCCAGAGAGCAATGCTATCGAGTGCACTTTTCGGGAGTTAATTCTCCCGGTTTGTCCCCTAGTCTCATAACTTAATAAATAAGGAGTGTAGTATGGGTATGACAGTACCACAAAAGAAGTATTTCTGCAATAGGATTGACGAGATAACTCTCAGGAAAGAGAACGATATATGGAACAAGGTAAAGGAGCCAAAGAACGAGAAAGCAATCTGTTTAGAAGGACTAGACGATGGGAAAATAAAGCTAATTAATCAGAGTCAAATGGAAAAATTAATAAGAAATAATCTAAAGTCAAGTGGACCACAGTATAGTCATTCTTATATGCCTAATATAAACATTGAGAGTTTCTTTATTGGCTGGGAATCATATTTACGTAAGTCATCTTATATAAATTCCACTTTACGCAACGAAGCAGATGAGAAAGTTCAGAAAATACGTGAAGAAGCAACTAAGATTAAAGACATAGCTATGTTCGGCAACAGTGCTGAAGCACATATTATGTTAAAGGAGTTCGTTAAATGGATGCAATAAGCACAAGATTCCTTAGAAATAAGGATTTAATACCTATTCCAAAATTAACAGAGATAGGTATAGTAGGATTAGGTGGGATTGGTTCATTTCTTCTCCAAAATTTAACTGTTATGGGATGGCAGTCAATTTGGGGATGGGATAGTGATAGAGTTGAAGACCATAATTTCAGCTCAACAGCTTATCCTTTGTATCAATCAGGTAAGTTAAAGAAGGAAGCGGCAGACGATTTACATAGGGAATATTCTGAAGATTGGCAACAATTTAGAGCAGAAAACAATTTCCAATATAATTCAGTAGTACTGCCAAAAATGATAGTCTGTACAGATGATATGGAATCTAGAAGAATGGTGTATGATATGTGGAAGGACGGTCTTTCTCGTACCAAAGGCACTGGTCATTTCTTTATTGACTTAAGAATGGGTGCAACTACAGTAGAAATGTCTACAGTAACGAGACATACTGACAATTACCTAAAGGAATGGATTCCTACAAGTGCAGTAGAAGAAGCACCTTGTTCGATGAAACATACAGTATTTGCAACGCAACATATAGTGTCACTTGGGTCAGCTCAAGTATACAATATGATTGCTAAATTAGCCTATTATGACTATATTTGGTCTAGCCTGAGCCCTAATATGGTCGAATATGGGACATTAATAGTACCAAAACCTAAAGGAGATGCAAATGCAATCACCAAAGATAGCCGTGAGGAAAGTTTCGACAGACTGGAAGGCAATGCCAGCCGGTCTAACGTGGCTACTCATCGGTCAGCCTAAAACAGGTAAAACAACAGCCGCTTCTGGCTGGTCTGAACAAGGAAACGATGGCGTCCTACTATTAGATACAGACTTAGGGTCTGATTTCGTAGATGGAGTAAACGCAGTAACTATCGCTTCCTTAAACCCCCCTACAAGACCTGTTCTTAAAGACAAGAAACAGGTAACTAAGGGTGGTAAGGCACAAAACGAAATTGTTCCTCCATTAGAACGTGGTTTTAAAGCACGTGCTGGGGGGAACAAGGGTGAACCAATAGAAGCATATTCGTTAATCGAAGTGTTTAATTGGCTCGCTGACGAGTGGGATAGTCTACCATATGACACTATTGTAATTGATACGATAGGTCAAGTAAACGAATGGATAGAATACACTGTTTGTGAGGAACTGGGAATATCAGCAATGGGAGAGGGTCAATGGGGAGCCGACTGGGGAAAAGCCAGACGTAAGAACATTGATGTAATTAAACGATTCCAAATGCTGATTAAACAAAAAGGAGGCAATCTAGTATTGCTTTCACACGCAAAATCAACAGTTGTTACAGATGGTAAGGCACAACTTGGACCTGAGCTCCCGAGAGGACTTGGGTATTCACTTGCCGCCAAAGCAGATGTAATAGGTTATGCCACTGCGAGTAAGGACGATGGTAACTACTATGTTTCTTTTGAAGCATATGATGAAAGAGTAATTGGGTCTCGACTCAAGCCTCTGAATCAAAAGAAGTTACTGTTTGACTTTAACGTAGTACGTGATGAAATCCTAAACTACAAAGAGGAGAAATAACGCTATGAGTAATACAATGCGTTTTCGTCCAGAAGACCTAGACAAAGCTTCCGATGGTGGAAGTAAGTTCTTGGGTTTTCTACCCGTAGCTGTAATGGGCTATGAAGACAAAGCCGATATGTTCGATTGGGCTGATGTCTTTATTAGTATCACCCTGCAAATTGAAGGTTCACAGTATCCTGTGGAAATGAAGATTGCAGGCTCCTATGATAAGGAGAGCAACGGTAACATCAAAACTTGTACTTTATTGAAAAGACTTTATTGGCTTTTTGATGTAGTGGGCTTTCAAGGAGGTCCTGATGTACAGGGTAATTGGGTAGATGCCGATGGTGCTTCTATAGATAACCTAGTGTTATACTTAGAGCAACATCACGCTGGTAACCCATTAGTACCACGTTTTGACGCATATGGTTATGTATACAAAGAACCCGGTCGTAAAGACCCTTCTAAGTCATATACAACTGTGTACCCAAGACTGGTAAAGAATGAGACTAAAGCCAAAGAAGAGCTACAAAGTTATGTAGAATTTCTTAAAGGCAAGAATCTTATTAAAGAAGCCGATATGTCTGCAATTCGACCAGTTAGTAATGGTGTTTCTAATACCGTTGCTGGCGAACCTACAAGGTTTTAGTCTGGATTACGTAGAAGTCGCAGTCGGGAGCCCCTCTAGACGGGGGGCTCTCGTACTCATAGATGATTTATGGGACTTGGTCTATGAACAGGGAGCAAATCAAGCTGTCTATAAAAGCGTCTACACTTATGACGCAGAAGCTTTAAACTTTATCAAAAAGAATGGTACTATAAAGAATTTCTTGGGGACAAGAGGTATCACTGATATTCCTATTGACATTGATAAAGGACAGAATACTGATGAGCATACTCTTAGACAAGTACAAGCATTAGTCTACCACTTAATTAATGAGTTAAGTTTAAGGGAAGGGAACTTTCAGACTTATTTCTCTGGTAATGGATACCACGTAGATATAAGTAATGAGTCTTTTGGCTTTCAAGAGAGCCCTGACCTACCATTTGTCGTAAAACAGACAATGGTGACTATGCTAAAAGAAGTCTGCGATATAGACCCATCCGTCTATACTCGAACAGCATTAATACGCCTTCCGCATACATTAAACATCAAATCGCAGTTATTCAAAGTACCATTAAGTTTGGAAGAAGTACAGTCATCAACTGTAGCAAAGATACACGAAATTGCTAGTAGTAGAAGACTAAGTTATGGACATTCAGACTTATGGGGAGACCAATCCTTAGAGAAACACATTAATAAGGACGTTCCTGAAGTTAAAGAGATGTCAAAGGTATCAGAGCCAAGAAACATAGTGCCCTGTATACAAACTCTTTATAAAAGGGGACCTGTCTCTGGGACTAGGAATAATACTGTTTTACGTATTGCATCACATATGCGTAGACACGGTATCCCTAGTGAAGCGGCTAAAGCGTCGCTACTACATTGGAACAACAACCAACTGAATCCACAAATTATAATTGATAAAGTCGAAGGAAGTTATAATGGAGGATATAAGTATGGCTGTCAAGATGAGATATTAGTACCTGTATGTGACCCTAGGTGCATTTATTACAAGAACAAAGACTATTTAGTCGATGTAAAGAATGCTGACGAGTTACAAAAAGACCTGTCTGAAAGATTAGAAACTGATTATTCAGGTAGGATGCTGGACCTAGCAAAGATGTTCGGTCTAAAGGATAAGGATTGTGCTATATATCCGGGTGAGCTAGTCACGATATTTGGACCTACTGGTTCTAATAAAACGACGCTTGCACAAAATATAGCTTTAGGGTATGACTTTGCTAATGATTGTATTAGACCTGAGTGGCAATTACCTACACTATTCTTATCTTTAGAATTAAGTGGTTGGTATATGCACAGGCGTAATCTACAGATAGCAAGTGGACTGAGTAAGGAAGAAGTCACTAAGAACCATCAATATGTTGGGAAAACATTCAAAGAGTATGTTAGTAACATTGTAATTCAGACAGTAGCTGGAGAAGTAACTATGATTAATAAGAAAATCAAGGAACTAGACCCAGCAATCATTATTGTCGATTACATTGACCTATTGCAAACTCCAAGAAATATTAGAGGCGAGTATGAACAGATTCGTTACATTTCACACTATCTATCGAATCTTGCTGTTAATAGTGATGTTATCATTATACAGATTTCTCAAATTTCACGTGAATACAGTCGAAACGAAGTACTCGACATTTACGCAGGAAAGGGCAGTGGTGCTATTGAAAACGCATCAAGGAAAGTAATCGGTATTAATGGTCGTCAAGACAGTAAAGATAAAACAGTACAGTTATTCAAAAACAGTGATGGTGATTTATTTGAGGTAGACCTTGAATGGACACCTTCATTCAGATTACCAGTAAAAGGAGTACAGAGTGGTAAAGACACATATGCTTAAGGCTGAGGTTAGCCCTAAAACAAAAATCCTGTTGTCTGAAATGGCAAGAAAAGATAAACGGTCACTAAAGAAACAGGTAGAGTACATTATCGAAACAGAGGTAAGGAAACAAAATTCCAAACCAAAGCACGACATAATGATGGAGGACACTTAGATGGTTGTTAAAAAGACAACTAAAGACTTATTAGGAGAATACATAGACCTTGAAATACAGGCTGAATATTCTACTGATGATTCTGACATCACGGAAGTGGTAAGTGCTATGGAAACTGTAAAGCAAACAATAAGGAAAAAGGTTGATGGTATCGACCACTTTATGCTTGAGTTAAGTAGACGAGAACATCTTATTGACGCTGAAATCGAAGCTATAAAAAGTGAAGAATTAAGGCTGAAGGTAAGAAGGAAGGCTGTCCAAAGTCTCAAAGGATACTTTAATAATACATTGATTCCAATGGTTGTTGAAGAACTAGGAGACGAAAATGGAGTCTATGAGACAGACACTGCAAGGTACAAATTGTACGAAACTTGGGGTCCTGTCGTAATAATGAACGAAGATGAAATCCCTGATGACTTTAAAAAGGTTGTAATGACAGATGCTATAGACAAAAAGAAAGCTCGTGAGGTGCTCGTACAAGGGGCAAAGATTCCGGGATTTTCTATCTCCAAAGTAAAAAGAATAAGGAGGTCATAGTGAGTAATTTCCTTGACATTTTTATAGTGCCAAAAGGAATATACATAACTCTATTAAAGTTTTTCCAAATAGGTGGAGTGATAATGAAAACTAATACGATGCTAGATAGTGGAATAATGCACAGAACAAAGTCAATAGATATTGTATTCACAATATGGAAATTCGGGATTCACATTCACCCTGTAATTTCAGAGAGGAATTTATGCCAAGACGTAATACTAGCCAAAAGCTAATAATCTTAGACTTGCTAAAACAGGGTATCCCTGTTACGCCTATGATGGCTTTAAATCGGTGTGGTTGTTTTCGACTAGCCGCAGTAATTAACGTACTGCGAACAGAGGGAAACGATATTGAGACCAAACGAGTTAAAAGTCACACGGGCAACAAGTACGCTGAGTATACATTAGCGTAGCTACTATGCAGAGGGGGTCATCCGTGACTCCCTCGTTGCATTGGTAAAAGGAGACAAGTATGTATCATAAAATAATACAAACCCTTAATAAGTATAAGGGGTATCAACTAAACTATGACTCTGCAATACCGCAGATAGCTGTTGATATACTAAAGGTTGTAGTTAAGGAAAATAAGAAACAGATAATGGGAGTATTGGACGATATTCGAAAGGAGTTAAAAAATGAGAAAATATAATAATGGGTTTGACGAAAAGATAAGCTTACAAGGTTCTATAAACCTTTACGAAAAATTAATTAAGGAACGTGGCTTAGGTGCATCTGCAATTAAGAGACTATCCCAATTAAAAACAAAATTAAGACTTAATAAAATGCGTAAGTCTGGCTTATACCAAAGGATAATGAAACGAGATGCTATCAAAAACGGACTTTAAAGATAAGCTGGTTCCTATTCATAGGACATTCTGGAAACAATCATACAAGAAATTATCTTCGAAAATGAGCAGTTTAAGAGGCAGTCTAAAGAGAAGAAGCCTAGAATATGACGTAACTTTTGAAATAAGTAGTGGACAAATAAGAGAGATGTTCTATGAGATGTATGGACAGAAGTGTAAATACTGTGAAAAAGTATTAACATTTAGAACTATCGCTTGTGACCACATAGTACCACTAAGTAAGGGTGGGGATACTATTGCAGAGAATCTGCAACTAATATGCAAGACTTGCAACACACGCAAAGGTCCACTAGATGAAGAGGACTTTAACATACTTATCCAGCTAATACAAGAGCTTCCCGCTGAACTTAGTATGTATGTAATGAAGAAGCTCGCTAAAGGAGGACGTTACTAAGATGAGTAACTATACTTTTGATGAAGGAGTACCTATTCCACCTGTTAGTACAGGCGGAAGAAGTGCTACATATAAGAGCAAGTATGCTTTTATATCAATGCTTAACCCCAATCAATCTGTATTTATTCCTACATTAAGGCATAAATCAGTAAACCTTTCACAAGCTACTGCTCGCCTAGGTAAAAAGATGGACAGAAAATTTGTCTTGCGGAAAAGGGTTGAGAACAGTATTGTAGGTACGAGGATTTGGCGAACCTCGTAACAACAAATGATAAAGTGCTTGCTCTGTTGCGGTCTAGATTAGACTTAGGACAGAGCAAGTATGGACAGGATATTCCAATTCAGGGAGAGAACGGTAGAAATAATCTAAAAGAGTCTATAGAGGAATCTGCTGACTTGGCTGTTTATTTAGCCGCCACTCTTCTTGAGTTGGACAATAAAAGAGAAACCGATGCTAAGTTGGTTCCTTCAGGCGAGGGAAACAACCTTAAAATCAAG